AAATCGTATATTAACAAATAGAGGATTAGAGAAAAAAGAAATAAAATCATTATTAAAATGACAAAAGAATTGTACACTATGCTAAAAACATCTGCAGAAGCAGATAAAGCAAAAGCGTTATTATCACTTGAATTATTAGGTAATAAAGCAGTAGGTATTGGAGATCATTCAACTGAAGATTTTTATAAGAATGCTGAGGAAGCACTTGTAATGTTAGTTGATGCCGATGATAGATTATCTACTTTAGAAAGATATTTTAATACCAAAACCCAGGTTAATGGGTGATACAATTAAAAAATATTATGAAGATTTAGAAGACGAAGAAATATTTTCTTCTGCTCTTGCCCATCAACAATATAAAAAAAATATGAGCGATAGAGAAATTATGAACGCAAAAAGGGGTACTAATGTAGAAATTATGGTTGGAACAGGTATTAATGTAGTTAATGATATAATTACTCCTTTTGAGACTAAATATCCTAAATTATCTAAAGAATTTAAAAAAATTCAAAAAGAGCAATATGAGTTATTTGCCGCAAAAATGTTAGACTATGGTTTAAATAATGTTACATTAGGCGGGGATATTGTTAATAACAGCGATGACAAGAAGTTTTCACTAACCGGGTTAACTATTAGATTAACTGATAAAATTAACCGTTTAAGAAATTTAGTGGTAAGTGGAAAAAATTATGTTGAAGGCGAAGGTATGGAAGACACATTTATTGATATTGCTAATTATGGTATTATAGGGATGTTAGTTGGAAGAAACCGTTGGAAAAAATAAATTTTGGCTAAAAAAATACCTAAAATAGTAAGGGAAATTCGTAATAACCCACCTCAAGAGATTAATTTTGCATATCAAAAAAATGTCTCTTATTCACAAATGTCTATATTTCGTAGTTGCCCACATCGTTGGAAACTACAATATAAAGACAAAATAAAGGTATTTACTTCTTCAATTCATACTGTATTTGGAACTGCTATACACGAAGTACTACAACATTATTTAGATATAATGTTTGATACTAGTGCTGCCAATGCTGATAAATTAGATTTAGAAAGTTTATTTCAAGAAAAATTTATTGGCGAATATCAAAATCAATATAAGAAAAATAATAACCAACATTTTTCATCTGCTGAAGAAATGAGGGAATTTTTTGAGGATGGAGTAGGTATTTTAAATTGGTTTAAAAAGAAAAGAACAAGATATTTTAGTAGAAGAGGTTGGCATTTAGTTGGTTGTGAGTTACCTATAGTAATTTCACCAAATAAAATGTATAATAACATAAAATATACAGGATTCCTTGATGTTGTGCTATACCATGAACCAACAGAGACATTTAAGATAATTGACATTAAAACCAGTACTAAAGGGTGGAATAAAAAAGATAAAGATAATGAAGATAAACAATTTCAATTATTATTATATAAACAATTCTTCAGTGAACAATATGGTGTTCCTTTAAGTAATATTGATATTGAATTTTTTATTGTTAAAAGAAAAGTAATGGATTGGGATGATGAAAATATTATGTCACCCCACCAAGCATATAGAGTACAAACATTTACACCCCCAAGTGGAAAAATTAAATTAGGAAGAGCTAAAAAAGCTATAAGTAATTTTATAAATGAATGTTTTAATTCTAATGGAGAAATTAAAGATATAGAATATCCTAAATCAATAAGTAAATGGAATTGTATGTTTTGTCCTTTTAAACAAGATAAAGAAACTTGTGGGGAAGGTATAATATACTAATATCCTAATATATTTATAGTAAATAATGTTATTAAAATAAAGATTATGAGCGCAAACAAAGATATGACACTTACTAGTGTAAAAATCAAAAGCGATTTATTTGAGAATTTTAAGATTGAATGTGTAAAGCGAAAGTTTTCTTTCCAAAAACTTGCTGATCGAGCCATTTATTTGTATCTTACAGATGAAGATTTTCGTAAACAGGTTACTAATCAAACTAATCTCGAATTATAAATCGTAAATTAAATGAATAAAAGTTTTAAACACATCCCCCAAAATGAGAGGAAAAAAATCCTATTAATCTGTGATGATATTAGAGTACATTCTGGAGTAGCTACTGTAGCTAAAGAAATTGTAATACATACAGCTCATCATTTTAATTGGGTACAAATGGCAGGTGCTATTAAACATCCAGATTATGGTAAAGTTTTAGATTTATCTAATAATACTAATAGTATAACAGGATTAAAAGATTCCAATGTAAAACTTTATCCTGTAAATGGGTATGGTGATAACAAATTATTAAGGGAAATAATTGCTATTGAAAATCCTGATGCTTTAATGTTAATTACTGACCCTAGATATTTTACTTGGATATTCCAAATGGAAGCAGAAATCAGAAAAAAAATCCCTATTACTTATTTAAATATATGGGATGATTATCCTGCTCCTATGTATAATAGTGCTTTTTATGAAGCTTGTGATTTATTAATGGGTATCTCAAAACAAACAGTTAATATTAACAAACTTGTTTTAGAAAATAAATCTAAAAATAAAATATTTAAATATATCCCCCATGGTAAGGATCCCAATGTATTTACCCCTCTTAAAAAAGATAATAAAGAACTTTTAGAGTTTAAAAAAAGATTATTCCCTGATCAAGATCCTAAATTTGTAGTATTTTTTAATTCTCGTAACATCAGAAGAAAAGCAATTCCTGATACTATGTTAGCATTTAAAACTTTCTTAGATTCTTTACCTAAAGATAAAGCCAAAGAATGTTTTTTAGTTCTTCATACTGAATTAATTACAGATCACGGGACAGATTTAGAAAGAGTAAGAGAATATTTGTTTGAAGAAAACTACCCAGATAATGTAATTTTTTCCACAGATAAACTTGAACCAATACATTTAAATTTTTTATACAATATAGCAGATGTTCAAGTATTATTAACTTCTAATGAAGGGTGGGGGTTAACTATTACTGAAGCAATATTAGCAGGAACACCTATTATAGCTAATGTAACAGGTGGAATGCAAGATCAAATGAGATTTGTTGATGAAAATGGAGAATGGTTTACACCAAGTGCTGATATTCCTTCTAATCATAGAGGTACCTATAAGGAACATGGTGAATGGGCATTCCCCGTTTATCCTACTTCCAGATCAATTCAAGGATCCCCTCCAACTCCTTATATTTTTGATGATAGATGTGCTTGGGAAGATGTTACTGAAAGGTTAAAACAAGTTTATAATTTACCTAAGGAAAAAAGAGAAGCATTAGGTCTTATAGGTAGAGAATGGGCTATAAGTGATGAAGCTGGCTTTACATCTGAACACCAAGCTAATAGAGTTATAGAAGCATTTGATGAATTATTTAACACTTGGAAACCAAGAGAAAAATATGAAATTGTAAATGCTAATGAATATAAAGGAAAATTTTTAAATCATAAAATGTTATATTAAAATGAGTAAACCAAGATTTGTAATATCATGTCCTTTTGATACCTATTCAGGTTATGGAGCAAGATCTAGAGATATTGTTAAGGCAATAATAGAATTAGATAAATATAAAGTAGAACTTTTACCACAAAAATGGGGAGAAACCTCATGGGGGTTTTGTAAAGACCACCCTGAATGGGAGTTTCTTTTAAAACATAAAGCAAATCCTAATTTTAATTCCTCTAAACCTGACATATGGATGCAAATTACAATTCCAAATGAATTTCAACCAATTGGAAAATACAATATTGGTTTAACCGCTGGTATTGAAGCTACAGCATGTAAAGGTGAATGGGTCGAAGGGATGAATAGAATGGATATAAATTGGGTATCTTCTAATTTTGCAAAAAATACTTTTGAAAGTATGATTTTTAATAAACAAGACCCAAGAACAAACCAAATTGTAGGTCAAATAAAATTACAAAAACCTATTAAAGTTATTTTTGAGGGTGCTGATTTAGATGTATATAAACCTGTTCCTTTTTCTGAATTCAAAACTATTAATTTAGATTCAATTAAAGAAAAATTTTGTTACTTATTTGTAGGACATTGGATGCAAGGTGATTTTGGACATGATAGAAAAAATGTAAGTTTTTTAGTTAAAGCTTTTTATGAAACATTTAAAAATAAAAAAAACAAACCTGCTTTAATTCTCAAATCATCAGTTGGTGTAGCTTCTTACATGAGTAGAGATGAAATTTTACGTAGAATTAAAGAAATTAGAAAAACTGTTAATTCAAAAAATTTACCTAATATTTACGTGTTAAATGGGGAGTTTGATGATTCCGAAATAAATGAATTATATAACCACCCAAAAGTAAAAGCGATGGTAAGTTTAACTAAAGGTGAAGGATTTGGAAGACCTTTATTAGAATTTAGTTTAACAGGAAAACCTATTATAGCATCTGGATGGAGTGGTCATACTGATTTTTTAAATAAAGACTTTGTTTCTTTAATCCCAGGAGAATTAGAGAATGTTCACCCAAGTGCAGCTAATAATTGGTTAATTCAAGAAGCAAAGTGGTTTAAACCTGATGCTTCTTATGTAGGCCATTTCTTCAGAGATATTTTTGAGAATTACAAAAAATATTTATCCAATTCTAAAAGACAAAAATATCATGCAAAAAATAATTTTAGTTGGGAACAAATGAAAAGTTTAGTAGATGATACTTTAAATGAAATTATTCCTGAATTCCCAAAACAGGTAGAATTAAAACTACCAGAATTCGATTTACCTAAGTTACAAAAACTCCCTGAAGTAGATATTAATAAAGTAAGAAAATTAGAATAATATGAATTTTGATGAATTAAAAGAGTGTACTCGTTGTGGGTCTGATGCATGTTATAGACAAGAAGTAACTAAAGATATTTCAATTGAAATGTGTTATGGTTGTGGTTTTCAATCTAATTCTTTAATGAAAAAAGGAACTGATTTTTTTAAAGAACAATTTGATGTTCTCCCTGAATTATATAAAGAACTAATGGATGAAGAAGAAGAAACTGGTAAAATTTGGATGCCCTCTACTATTAATATAAAAGAACAAGGAATGGTGTTTGCAGATGGTACTGGTAGGGATAATTGGAAATGGGCAGCAGTAAAATCAATCTTAGATAAAGAAAAAGGATTTAAAACTGATATGTCTACTATAAAACATTTTGAAGAACGTGATTTTATAGAAGCTTTAAGTTATATAGAAGTATTTTCCCCATGAAACTAGGAAATTTAACTGAAAAAATTATTTTTATACTAACTCTAGGTCAGGGTAAAAGAATTGCTACTTATTTTGCTAAATTAATGGGTAAAGAAGACTGTGGGTGTGATGCAAGAAAAGAATTTTTAAATAAGCTATCATCAAAAAAATAATAGGTATGAAAATAAGTTATGCAATAACAGTTTGTAATGAGTTTGTAGAGATTCAAAGACTTGTTAATTTTCTTTTAGAATATAAAAGAAGAGAGGATGAAATAATAATTTTAGTTGATTTAACAAAAAATGAACCTATATCTGAATTGCTTGGGTATTTACACAAATTAAGTTCAAATAGAAAAATTATTTTAGTAGAGGATAGATTTAATAACCATTTTGCTGATTGGAAGAATAGATTAACAAGAGCTTGTAAAGGAGATTATATTTTTCAGATAGATGCAGATGAAATACCTAATGAAACATTACTAGAAAATTTACCGCTTATATTAGAACAAAACCCAGATAATGAAGTTTATTTAGTTCCTAGAGTAAACACCGTAGAGGGTTTAACTCAAGAGCATATTCAAAAGTGGAGATGGAATGTAAATGAAAAAGGTTGGATAAACTGGCCTGACTATCAATGGAGAATTTGGAAAAATAAACCAGAGATTAAATGGAAAAATAAAGTTCATGAAGTACTGGAAGGGTTTAAAACTTATGCCCCTTTATACGAGACTGAATTATTATCTTTATATCACCCAAAAGATATTGAGAGACAAGAAAAACAAAACGCCTACTATAATACATTATGATTTTAAAATCAATTATTAATAAAGCGTATTATGGAACTATAGGGCATATTTCCTCTATAGATGATTTAAATTTACTAGAAAGATATATAGTACATAACCTTCCAGTGCTTAAAGAGTATAAAGGAATTATTGTAGCTACCAATTATAAGGATTTAGGATTAGCAGTTAAAAATGCTCAATTATGGCTTAAATATTTTCCTGAATGTAAAATAATTGATTTAAAAGAAAATAGAGGACATAATTTTGGAACTGCTGATTTAGATAACGCTTTATTTAATTATTGTAAAAATAATAATAT